ATACGATTTATTAAAATCAAAAACGCCAGTAATTAATTTTACTGGCGTTTTTTAGTACAGGGGCTTTAGGTATGGTACGCCTATTTCTTTTTGCTCCCTTTCTTTATCTTCCCTACATTCTTTGAGGAAGTTTTCTTTCTCTTAAAGCTTTCCTTTTCAGCCTTAGTTAGTTCGCTAACCGTAGTAGGTGTATCTTTAGATATTCTTTTGCTTGGTCTACAAGCAGGGTATCCCTTTCTCTTTTCACCATCAGACCTACCACAAGGCTTTCCAGTCTTTATGTCAACCCACTTCTCTTTAAACCACCTATTTAAGTTTCCTTCAGTCTTTGCCATTACTTTTTCTTTTTAGAACCACCAAACTTACTTGGGCCTCCAGCCTTAGTACACTGAACTCCCCACCCAGATGCATATGCGCTTGGCCATACTTTAAACTTGTTCTTAGCGGCTCTTTTACACGCAGCGGATATAGCGTTTATTCCGTTACCTTTAAACCTCTTAGAACTCATCTTAGGGCCTCCTCGTAGTGCCTTAAAGTCTGACGCTTCAATAACACCGTCATTGTCTACATCTAATTTCTTTTGCTTTTCAGTTAGTTGTTTCATAAATGGTTTTTTATTTTTTGTTGTATGTGTTATCTCCTTTCTTTTTGTACCTTCCATCAGGCAGCATAGATTTCGTTTCTTTGCTATCTATAAGTTCTCTCTTTTTATCTTTAGACCTGTCCATAGCTCCAATAATTGAGCCTGCAAAGTTATTTGTTAAGTCTTCCGCAGTTTCAATGAAAGTGTCAAGCACAGGCTTTCCCTTTTTTATGTTTGCATATCCAGCCTTAGCTTCGTGAGCAGCCCCTAGAATATTAGAAACCCCAACAGCAACTAATTTATTTACAGTAGAGTTTGAAAATGGAATCTTATCAAGTTTATTCCTTACACCCTCTGTAGTATATTGAGCCGTAGTCATATGTCTTGCTCTATCTCTACCTTCTGTAAACATACCACCCTTATCGGTAGTATACCTTTTATTCACCTCGGCAACAGCTCTTTTTGGGTTTCCGATAAAGTCGTTAACTATTGATTCTAATGTTTTAGGCTTTTTTTTATCGTCATCTCCACCTAACTGTGGAAATCCTTTCATTTTGTATTTCATAAGTATTTATTTAGGCTACCTTGTTGATTTCTTTGCTTCTCTTGTTGACTTCTTAGTTCTTCCACTTCCTTTTGACTTGTTTTTGTTGACTGCTCCAAAAAGATATTGGTTGTATATTTTTCTTAATGACTTATAACCTGGAATTACACCCATATTCCCTGCTATTTCAAAAGGTATTCTTGTTGTTAGTTCACCAAAGTTTCTATCTCTTGCTTCCTCGGTCTTTAATGTTTTAGCTCTCGTGGCTAACTTTCCAGCCCTTGTTGCAGTTTTAACCATTGGAGTGTAAGAACCAAGTGATGAGGTTACAATTTTTTCCACCATATTATCTTGAGGTTTAACCTCTTGAGGTATCTTTGAAAAAACCATACCGTCTTTATACTGGTTATACTCTCCTGACCTTGTTATACCTTCTCCGTACTCCTTATTTAGCCACTCAGTTCCATAGTTTATTGGCATCTGAGAAATATTACCGAAACTTCTTCCAAGAGCCAATGTAGCAACTGCACCAAGAACACCCTTTGTTAAATCCTTATCAAAATCTATTTCATCCTCCTCTTCGTCTATACCCATCATAGAAAATATCATAGAGAACACCATATCTATACCCATCTTGTACAGTGATAATCTAACTACTGTCCCAGCTAAAAGCATAGCTCCTTGCGTTGGTGTTAGTTTGCCTTTACCCATTAACCCTTGAATACCTTTCAATGCAGAGTAATACTCAAAGGTTCTAAACCTTGTCATATACCTATCCACCATCTGTAGTGCCTGCTTTGTTGGGGTAGCATCCTTATCAAGTACGTTCTTAGGAATACCATCAAACGGATTGTTAGAGGCAGCGTTATCTACAACAGCAGCGTCTGCATCCTCTGTAGCTTGATTGATAGCTTCTCTAAACTTATCTCTGTATGCTTGGTCGTTTGCAATCTTATCCCAGTTAGGTTTTTCTTGTGCTATATTCTCGAAAGACTTATTAAAAACACCAACAAACAAAGGTCTAGCTACAATTGTATCTGGTCTTGAAATCAAGTTTTCGTTAAACTTTATAATTGCACTTGCTGGTTTCTTAGCAAACTTAAATATAGTGCTTACTTTAGCTCTAAACTCAGAAGTCATCTCCTCTTGTTCAAATACGTTTAAGGAGTCGTCTATCAATCTACTATCTATCTCCTTACTATCTTTAACTCCCTCTCCACTTAATCTATTTAACTGATTTGTTGGTAGAAAATTAATAGCTGCATCCATAACCTCTCTGGAGTTATCTCTTAAAGTATTAAACCCAGAAATCAAACCATCTGGATTTACAAATAGTGCGTGAGTTAAGTTTGTTGTTAGCTCAACAACAGCTTTAACAGGTCCTGCAAGCTGTGCTAAGTAACCTGCTCTACCTAAAAACGCTAAAGCCTTTTCTATGAAAGCTCTTTCTCTAGCTAAGTGAGCATATTGGCTTTTAACTATTCCATCAAAAACACTCTCTAATGCGTCTGCCGTTTCTTTCTGAAAGTCAGTTTGTGCATTTTGCTTAACACCTTCTAATGTAATTTTAGCTTTCTTAACGGCAGGGTACATATAGTAACTAATTGCAGCCTTTTTTGTTATTCCGTTTACATTAAATGTAGGGTCAAACGATATTGCGTGAGCCTCACCAGTTCTTTGCGTTAAAGCTTTGTTTTTTAGTGCTGGATTTGTAAAGCTATTTGATATTGCTTCTAAATCAGAACTCATTGAATTATCAGATTTAGTAACCTTAGGTAAGTGAACGTAGTTCTCTCTACGAACAAAAGATTTCCCTTGCATCTTTGCGTCAGCAGCAACCATAAACTCTACGCTCTTATACAATTCATCTATAATCGCCATATACTTCTTCTCCTTACTCGTAAGGCTATCTAAAAGCTTTTTAGAATCTATCTGTCCGTTTACAGTAAACTCGTCTCTAATCTTCTCTATAGCTTTTCTTTCTTTATCTGAAATATTTGATTTAGCATCGTTAAGTGTAGCTTTAATCCACTTTGTCGCTTCATTTACCTCTTTGTTCTTTGGATTACTTTCAAACTCTCTTTGAATTTGATAAATCATTACCTTAGCCTTTTGAACGTACCTCTTATTTATGTTTATATCTAAAATACTATCAGCTACCTGTAGTTTTTTCTTTACTTGTTTTAAGAAGTTTTCTGTTTTTGAGAATGCAGCTCCAGCAGGCCTAAATATAGATTCATAAATTCTTGTAGACTTAAACTTTTTAGCTCCTGCGTTAAGTATTTGGTCTACATTTGTAAGTGGAGTTGATTTAATCCTATTCTCTATAGAGGTAATCATCTTATCTCTCTTTCTAAAAAGATTCTTTACAAATACTTTAGCTTTAGATATAGCACTGTCAATCTTCCCTCTTTCTTCTGTTTCGCTTATAAGGGTATTTGTTACTTCTCTTTTACCCTCAATAATTGGTTTTGATTGAACTAAGTTTGTAGTAACAAAACCTGCTTGAAGCATCTCAAGACCCCTTGTAAGCATCTTTATTTGTGCAGTACTTAAACTTTCAAGGTCTTTCATTTTAAGACCATTTGCAAACCTTAATGCTTCTAAATCGTCTTTTGATAGGTTTGGTAGTGACGATGGAATCTCGTCCATAGCCGCCTCAAAGTCTTCTATTGCAGCATCCCTCCTTTCTTTTGCCTTCTGCTCTAACTCCTCTAATGTAAGTTCTTCCTTAGATGTATTACCAATAAAGTCCTTAAACCTTGTCATAAGTTCAAAGTCAGAGTCAGATATTAGCCCATCCTTTAGCATTTGCTTTAGGTTCTCGCCCTTCGTTTTTGTTAAGTCAAGGTTTGGATTTATTGTTTTTTCAGCTAACTCTTCAGCTCTAATGTTGTCATTTGTAAAACTTTTTATGACCTCTTCGGCAGCATTTTTAAGGTCCTCTCTAGAGTCTCTACTATCAAACTTCTTCTCTACGCTTGCTAAGTTTATAACCACCCTATCGTAAAACCTTAAAGCAGTTTTAGACAAGTAGTCAGGGTTTATACTTAACACCTCCATAAGAGGCTTTTGAAGTTCCTTTAACGCACCAAGTCTTGATAGCTTTTTTATAGCAACTTTAAGTGTTTTGTATCTTGCAGCTCTAACTTTTCTGTCAATGTCTCTATTAACAACGTCCATAACCTCATCAACCATCCTCTGCATATTGCTTACATTGGCATTTTTGACGTTTGTCATTATCTTGTTTATAGTTCTCTTAGAAAACTGACTAATTCCTGAGTCTTTTATTATAGCTCTAATCTCCTTGACAACAGCAGCTCTTGCTGTTTTGTTATCCTTCTCTTTCTGTAATTTTTTCTTAAAAGATTCTCTTACTTTGTTTAATTTTTCTTTTAAGTTTTCCGCAGCTTTTTGTCTTGCTTCTTTTTTACCTCTTTTTATAGCATCAAAGAACTCCGCAAACCCTTGCTTAAAAGCTTCTCTTGGTGATAGTCCTGTTGTTTCAGACGCTACAGACCTAGCCTTCTCCTTAACAGGCTTCATCGCACTTCTTATCTCATCCTTATTAAATCCAAGTTCCTGTAAAACCTCTATGGTTTCTTTTCTTGTAAGGTTTTCTTTTTCAGCATCTTCTATTACGTCTTGTATTGTAAAGTCGTCCTGGGCTTTCTGCTGACGAGTTTGTGCTGCGGTTATGTTTTTAACTGCACTTGGAACTGCACCGCCATAAGGAGATATGCTTGAAGTCTTTTCTGAAATACCTTTGCCTGATATTTTTTCTTTAATATCTGTAGGCATAATTTCTTCAGCGTTCATTCTAATATCTGGCACACCTACTAATTCTCCTAATATATCAGTAGAATAAGTAGAATGTTTGGATTTGCCTCCTAATTTAGTTGGTTTTAAAACCAACATTATATCATTCTGAGAAAAATTATTTTCTTTATAAAAGCCATCCCTTAATTCATTTAAGTCTACAAACCCCCCTAATTCTTGAACTAATTTATGAAATTTAGTATTTGGTTTTTTAAATTGTTCATTAACTGCTATTAAAAAAGCTTTTCTTCTAGGACTTTTTCTCATATCGGTCCAGCTATCAAAATCCTCTAAAGTTTCTCTTATTGCTTTAGTTGGGTTAGTAGCTAATGCTTTTTCCTTAAAAGATTTATAATTTCCTAACTTATTTTTGTAAATATCAAAAACTTTTTTATTGAATAACTTACTTACTATAGGAGAACCACTAATAATAAATATAAAATCAGCCTCTTTTATATTTCTATTTAATTTAACATCATCTAATCCACTAGCCCATATTGCTTTCTTTTTTCTGTTTTCAGGTTGTAAAGCAAAACTAGGTCCCGCATCCATCTGAAACCCTTCATACTCTCCTAATCCTAATTGGTCAGCTACCCAGAACCAAACTTTTTGGTTCTTTTTAATTATGTCATCTATAAGTGAAATTAAATCTATTTTATCTTTAGAAGTTACTAATGACATTTTGTAAGACTCCTTAAAGTTGATTTGTTTTCTTTTTTCAAGAGATGGTTTATTTATTATGGTTGGATTCCCTATAGGAGCAGTTGATTGTAATATATCTATATCAGACTGCTCAATAACTTCTCCTCTTGCAACCTTACCAGACACAACATCTAAAAACTCTAAAACTTGCTTGTCGCTGTCTAGGATGCCCTCTACTGGCACATTAAGAATCTTAGCAAGCTTTCTTAACCATTCATTTATTAAGTCCTTTACAGACTGCGGAGACGACTCATAGTTTGCTGCTAGTATGCCAAAAAGTTCGGCAATACTCTCTTCAGATTCAAGCCCTTCATTTTTGTATTGGTCAGCAAATGCGTCAAGCTGTTTAAGTAACTTTGGAGATGCAACCTTACGAACAGCAGCCATCATATCCGATGTAACTTTCTGCGCTCTAGCGTTTGTTATTCCATCCTTAAGTAATAGTGCGTGGAATACTTCGTGTGCAACCGTTCTTGGGTTTGCTTTCTCAAGGTTTATCTTTATAGTCTTTGTTGATGGGTCGTAAATACCTGGCGAGGAGTATCCATTAGTAGCAGCTTCAAACTCTGCTTGAGTTTCGTATACCTCTATGGCAACACCCTTAGCAATCTTTGATAAAGCTTTTCTAGCGTTTTTTACTTGCCTTCTAATTCTAGCCTTGCCATACTTATTAATTAGCCCTTCTCTCCCAGTAGCCTTTGTGGTCTCTGTTGGAGCAGCCTTTGTAGTTTCTTTTGGTTTGGGGGAACCTAATACCTCAACGACAAATTCTTTGAAATAAAACTCATTTGCAGAAAACCCTTGCTCTTCTATGAAAGACAATGCATCGTCTATAGATTGCATTAATGTCATCCCAGCAGCATAAGAGTTTCTTAAAACTTGCAATGATTTTGTTACAATTGACTCAGGCGCAGATATTCTTTCGTTAAATGCAGGTTTTGACCCCTCTGCCTTTTGTTGTCTTGCAGATAAACGCTCGTTAATAGCATCGTCTATTCTTTGTGATTCTTCTTTTTTAAATTCATCTATAAGTTTTTCTGCTTTAGCTAAAGCCCTTTTTTCTTGGTTTGACTTCTTAGACTTAAATACACCTATAGCCTTACGTCTCTTTCCTTCCTCTCTAGTGCCAATCAGTCTACCGCTTTCGTTCATCTGAGATACAGAGAAAGACCCATCGTCATTCTTTGTTACTTGAAATATATTCTCTCCAACTTGAACTAAGTCTTTGTTCTTGGACTCTTGAGCAGCCTCTTCAAGAGCCATTTCTTCAAACTCTTGAACACTTCTCTGAGACTCCTCTTCTATTTGAGATAACTCCTCTAAAGATTTTTTGTCAGACTCCTCTCTAGCTTTCTTTTTCTCTGCAACTCTTTTAGCTCTTCTTTCTTTTTTAGTAGGAGTAGCAACTTCTTTTCCTTCTGTTGTTAAAGGTAATGGAGCTTCCTTTTTTTTCTTTCTAAGTTGAAGGTCTTTTAATACCCTTTCAGCCCTAGCCCCCTTAATTCTTCTTACTAATCCTGTACCTACTTCTTTTACTTTTACTACAGCCTTTCCTTTTTTATCTTTACGTCTACCTATTACATTGTACTCTTTACCATCTATAGACACAACATCTGCGTCCATAGTTTCAGCTTGAACATCTAAACCTTCAGGTGGCATTGTAGTTAATCCAAATCCAGCGATAGGCTCAGAACCTACCTCATCCTTATTTCCAAGTTCAATTATCTCATCACCTGACTCAAATATAATAGTGTTTTCGTTTATAATAGTCTTTCCGGTTTTTGGGTCAACGCTTGATTCAAATTTAATATTACCCTCTTTACCATTTAGGTAAACTTTTTCTTCTTTCTTTGCATTTTCTAGAAGATTACCTTGCTCTTTTCTTGATTTTTGAGACTCTCTTACTCCCTCTAAATCTTCCTGAGATATCACTTCTTCCGCAGGTGCAGTTTCTACAATCGCTGGCTCTTCTGGGGTTGGTGGGACACCAGTATCCTCCTCTATCTCTGTTTCTGATACTTCTTCTTCTTTAAAATTACTAATTTCTTCTAATCTAGCTTGTACTTCTTTAAGTCTTTCTGATTCTGTTTTGGTTAACGCTGCATTGTCAACATCCTCTATCTTATTTTTTAACTTCTCTTCTTCTATTAAAAGCCTTACAGCCTCTGGCTTGTTTTCTTTTGATAGCCTATCAATCTTATTAGCGGTGTTTACAGCCCCCTGAGTGGCTCTAAAGTTTTCTTTTATAGCTTCGGACTCTTCTTCTGTCATTCGTCCGTTAGCGACCTCTATTTCGACTTGTTCGTCAACTATGTTAGATGTGTTTTTGTTGGCAGCAAGTTCCATTGTTGTTTCGTCAATATCTGTATTAGGGTCAAATACTGATGAAACATTTTCATATCCACCTTCCTTGGCTTTTTTAGTGGCATCAACCCTACCACTTACAATATTTATATTTTTTACTGCAGTTGGAAGAACGGTTAATGGAGCAGAGCCTAGTCCAGCAATCCCCTCAAAACCAATTTCTTTTACATCCATCTCTTGGCCAGCAGCTAATCTACCTGCAACTTCACCTGTAGAGCCACCAACAACTTCTACAGCACCACCAGCTAATGTAGTTGCTGCCTTTCTTGCCGTTCTACCTGCAACCGATTTGCCTTTCTTCACTGCGCCAGCTACTGCTTTTGTAGCCTTACCAGCTAACCCAGCCGATAAAGCCTCTACTGCCCCAATGGCTGCACCCCTACCAATCGCTTTTCTTCTAAGTTCTGAAAGCTTTTCTGGGTCTTGCAATATTTTTTGTACTTTATCTATTGTAATTTCACCGTCTATTTCCTCTTGTAAAAGCTCAGAAAAAGTAAGTCCAGCTTCCATAGCGGTTGCTAGTCCAGCAAACCCACCACCTAATGCTCCTGTAGCAGTACCTATTAATGGTATTGCAGACCCAGCTACAGCTCCTGTTCCAGCACCAGCTGCAGCAGATGCAGCAACTTCTTCAGACGCAAGAGAGCCTATCTGAGTGGCCATAGAGCTTACAAATAGGCTAGGCAAGACTGTTGGGCTTTCTAAAACACCCATTAAAAACCCCATAGCACCGCCACCGCTTTCTTCAAATACTCTATTAAAGTCCTTCATTTCATCAGACTCAGCAGAACCCTTTTGTATTCTTTTTTGAGTTTGAACATAATTATATAAATCTTGAACGGAAGCATCTTCTCCTGCTGTCATTATGTCTAGTGATGGGTCTACAGATTCAGCCTGCAAAAAACCCTGCTTACCTGCTCTATATATGTCTCCAAAGAAATCAGTAAATTCATTCTTTCCGAAGGTTCTTTCAAGCCAAGTGTCTTCTTCTTGTGATTCCGATAAACCATCTTCCGATACTAAATCCATATCTGTCGCTGCCGCAGAATCCTCGACAGCTATTGGCTTTCCCAGGCTATCTACTCTTGTAAGTACGCCTTGCTGTACATAGTCGTCAAAATCATCAGGATACAAGTCTCTAAGTGAAGACTCTGGATAAGATACTCCCTCATACTCATATAAAGATTCTTCTTGAGTGTCTACAACATCAACAGGCTCTTCGCCTCCAACCTTTGTCAATACTCCTTGCTCAACGTATTTGTCAAAATCATCAGGATATATCTCTCTAAGTGATGATTCTGGGTAAGATACTCCTTCGTATTCAAATAAATTTTCTTCTTCCATAATATTTTATTTCGAGAACTTGTTGTAGTATTTAGTTAAAGATGTTCCTAGTTCGTCTGATGGGTTTGCTTCTCCTTTTGATTCTAACCACTTCTTCATTCCTTCTTTGCCACCTAAGTGAGCTACAGCTCTTAATCCGTTTCTGTCATACCCTTCTGCTAATTTACCTAGCTGGTCTATGTATCTGTCTATATCCCCAATATGCCAAAGTCCAACCTTTGATTGTAGGTTTGGATTTTTTTGAAACTCATCTAAATCAAATGAAGCTCCAGTAGCATTTTTATAATCACTTAATCTCGACTCACCAAACTGTAATTCTCCAACATATCTCTCTCCAGATTTATTTACTCTTGAAGCTGTTGTATCATTAGACGATTCGCTTTGTTTTAATTTATTGTAAAATGATAACAAATCTAAAGTGGGCTTTCCACCTTCACCACCTTCTTGCTTCTTAGGTTGACTAATAAATTGCTTGTATGAAGGACTCATTAAGATAGCACCTCTCATATTTCTTTCAAACACATCCTTCCAACCATCTTTTTCTAAGTCAATTTCAACTTCTTGTCCGTTAGGCTTTGTCATTAGAATTACATCAGAACCAATACTAGTTTCTTCTAATCCAATTCCTAACTGAGACATCTTTTTTAAGTAGTCATCTGACAATGAATCCATAAAAGTTTCTTCTGATATGTTCTCTTTGAAGTTCTTTACTGGGTCAGTTAAGTCTGAAACAATAGGAGGCATTTCTATTTTTTCTTTTGGTTCAATTACCCCTTTTACTCCAGCACCAAATAGTCTTAGTAGTTTGTTTTCAGCATCAGCGCCATCTCTTAAATCAATTTTAAAATCGTTAAGTGGCTGCATTTCCTTATCTTTTAGTTTGTCGTAGACAACTAAACTATATGGGTCAGTAACATTACCTTCTTTGTCTGTTTCTGGTTTAATAGAATATCCATTTATTCCATCCAACATAGAGTAGTTTATCTGTTCGCCTTTCCCTGAATTAATTGTTTCTGAAGCTAAACGAACAAAATCAGTAATGATATTAGCTTCTTCACTTCTAGGTCTTGGTTGCATATACTGAGGAGCTGTCTTTGTTGTTTCAATAGGGTTATTTAATGCACCAGTTCTTTTTAGTGCATCATCCAACCCTATTTTCTGAACAGCATTTATCACATCGTCACTATATCCAGTTTTACCAAACTTTTCGTAGTTTCTATTAGCTAACTCGTCTTCTAATATTAATATTTCTTCCCCACGCTTCACATTTCCATTTTCATCCCTACCTTCTACTGGCGGGTGAGCAAAATAAGTTTTTCCGTCAATCTCAACTTCTTTGGAGTTAGTTCTAACGTAATCATAAACCTCAGACCCCTTAAAGCCAAGCAAAGTATTAACCCTTGCGTTTGTTGATGTTTGAAGCATTGCTGATGCAGCATCTATGTCAATAGCTCTTTTGTTGGCTATAACTGGAACCTTCCCATAACCCTTTATTGACTCAGACTTCATATATGTCCCACAGTCCTTAACGTATTCGTCAGTGAAGTTACCATCTCTACCTAAAACACCTTCCTCTTTAAGAGACTCTGTAATACTTGGTATTCCTTCCGCATCACCACCCATTATTCCTGGTATAGTAGAAAATACGCCATTGTTGTATGGACTGGCTCCTGAAGCTAGGGTCTGAGAAAGTAAGGTCTTTGAAGATATTGTGTATGAATCTCCCTCTATTCCTTCTGCTTTATTTAATTCTTCTATTGCCTTACCTTCAGCAATATACAATACATCTCCATCAACAATTTCGTATCTAAGTTTTGCGTCTATATTGTTGTTTGCCTTTTGAGCTTCCATAACAACTTGAAAGCGAGGGTCAATATTTGCACTTACAGCACCTGCGATACCATCCATACCATTTTCAAGAATAGCCTTGTCATATGCGTCAAAAATTTCAGAAGTAGCCCCAAGTTGTTGTTCTAACCCAACACTCAAAAACATTTCAGTAGAATTTATAAAAGCCTGGTCATCCCCCATTCCATCATAATAACTTGATGCAGCATTGAACCTCATCTTAGCTTGAGCTAATTTATCGACAGTTGTTTGAGTTCCTGAAATAAGACTTTGGTAGTCTACATTATTTTTAACAGCAATCTTGGCTAAGTTTTTGTCAATATCTGATTCATATTGACTTATTTTCTTTCTTAACTCAAAGTTCTTCTCTCTGTTTTTCTTGGCTACTTCAGCATAGTTAACAGTGGTTTGGGCGATACTTTGCTCTACATCTTTAACGTAGTCAATAAACGCATCCCCTAGTTTTGTATCTACTACTAATCTTGGATTTCTATAACTCATTTCTTATTGTTTATTCTTTATTACCGCCACCATCTTTACCGCCATAACTACTTATTCCATAAGCTCCTGCCATAAGTCCTGTTGCCCCTAAGTCGTACATACTTTGTCTAGCTAAAACCTGGTTTGCCTGAGATGCTCTTGATTGCGCCCTTGCTTGGTCAGACAATGCTGCATACCTGTCTAATTGTGATTCTTCTCTCCTCTCTCTAGCAGAAAATTGTCTCTGCTGTTCTGCTAATGTTTGAGCTTCTAAATATTGCTGACCTTGCGCTCTTAGTTTTTCATTCTGAACCTCTTGTTGTTCAATATTTGCAGAAACATTTTTCTTACTTTGTAGTGCAGCTTGTGCTAATGCAGTTGCACCACCAGCGGCAGCACCTGTTGCTCTAATCGTATCTAAGGTATTTGCCAATGCAATATCAGTCTGCTCTATTTGCATATCAGTGGCTTGCGTAGCAACACCAAGATTTGCGTAAGGGTTGCTTAAGTTCTTACTCAAGTCTGTTATGTCTTGCCTATTATTTTCTAGCTGAGTTAACTTATTACGCATCTCTGCTGCATAAGCTGCATCTGCTGATGCCTGCTTTCTTAAAGACTTATAAGTCTTCTTAGCTCCAAAGAGTTTAACACCTATTGATGCTAGACCTAGTCCTGCTGAAATTGCTCCTATTGCCATTATTTATTTTTTTAAGATTTTACAAAATTTGATGACACTGCAAATAAGTTTTTAAATCCACCAATATCTGTTGTATCGTCTGTACTTAATTTAACGGTGGCATAGAATCCTTTTATACCACTCATACTTATGTTTGAGGCCACTTGTCCTGGCATACCAAACTGTACATTATCATTACCATTTACTTGTACACCATTACTTACTAAGTTAGCCATATATTTATTTTCTTTCTTATTAAACCCAACTCTATATGTAACACCAGATTCTACATAAGCTCCCTCTTCGTAGCTTTTTACTGCCGATGCTTCATCTTTATAATCATTTCTTTGAGAGTCTAATAAAAGGCTTCCTGTTGGGTCTGATAAGAAGAAATCAGCTTGCCACCCATTTGTTCCTTCGTAGTTTACTGTGTTAAAGTTTTTAGATACAGAAACCATTGGGTTGAATGATAACTGCACTGATGTCGGGTAATACGTTCCGTAAAAGTACCCTCTATTATTAATTACACCTTCATCGTAATGTTTCCATATTGAACCACCTTTTGCTGTATAATATACATTATCTAATGTACCTCCAAAGCTTGGGTCGTAATCCCAAAAACTAGTCCATCCATTATTAGAATCTTCAAACGACAATGTGTCGTATGTACCTAAGTCAGATTGTTGCATAGACACAACATACTTATCATAGTAATTATCGTATGCTCCGACAACCTTATCTTTAACTGGCTTGTAAAATGTTACATTACCATATGGCGTTATAGATGTAATAGTTCCATTAAATGTAACGACACTTCCATTTATGTCAACGACATACAATCCATTAGGCTCGAAGTCCCCTGCTACAACTTCCATTCCGTATTCTAACTCACTAAAAGTATTAAAATCAGAATCATTAAAATTTATTTGGGTTCCTGGAATTACAGGTTGAGGCTCTAATGGACCTGGCAATGTAAGCACAATCTCTTTCGTTTGAAATTGTTCAGAAATATCTGCTAACGTATCACGGAAGTAATCTCTCATACCGTATCTACTTATCTCAGTAATACCATCTCTTGATAGCCTCATAATAGCACCTCTATTTTTGTCCGAGAAGTACATTCTATACCCCTTAAACGCAAATGATTCTGGGTTGTCACTTATACCATACTCCCCAGCGTATTGGTTAATCTGCCCAATAACAAGTTGGGTCGCAGTAAGTGCAGGGTTTCCATCGGCAGTGTATATAGCATCTTTATCAATCAACGCCATACTGACTTTGTCCTCTTGAAACAATATTAAGTTAGTATCGGATGTATACATTTTTTGTATATCACCATACCTTGGGTCAAGCTCTTTTGTTATGTTTTCTCCTGTTGAAAATACGTTTGTTTCGTTAACACCTGTTCTTGAGTTATATAGTCCTGAATATATAATCCCATTACCTAATATTAACTCTGTATCTTCTGATTCTGTTATAAATGCCTTAACCCCAAAGTCTACACTTGTGTTATTGTACCCACCCCTTATTCTAGCCTCTTCTACATACCAATCATATTCGTTATGTGTTGATGATGCATAAAGAGGAAATGTAGGGTATCCATCAGGATTCCACGGAAGTGACGGCCAAGTGGCTTTACTAGGATTACCGCTCCCATCGTCTTCAACCACTTTTTTGGCCAAGAAAGAATTAAAGTATGTTATTTCTTTTATTAACGGCATTATTTACTTTTTATTAATTTGTAAGATAGAACTGGTATAGAAAAACAGAAGAAGGACTATCATCAATATCCCCCGTAGACATACCTAGTGAACCAGCCAAATTATTAGCATCTTTAACTTTTAAAAATACATTAAACTGAGTACCTAAAACTCCAGTACTAGATGGCTCTATATAAAGGTCATTGTATGTTGTTGGGTATCGATTGTATGGTCTAAGTAAGTTTGAATATTCAAGTCTATACTTAACAACCCCACTTTCTACTACTCTTCGCAACTTTATTTTGTCATCATAATCTCTATCAAGGTCAGAAAAATAGCCTGGATATGTAGTGTTATAAAATCTTACGGTGGATAAATTTATTTTTATGTCACTGTAAAGTATCTTGCCTAAAATTCCTCTGTCTAATGATAGTTTATTAAATTCAACTACAAGTTCTTCATCCTGCAAATTAGAATCATTTGCTCCATTTTGAAATTGGAAGTCTTGTAATGTGGACCATTGTGGAGTATTTATATCTAAAGCGGGAAATTGTATTATTGAGGGATTTCCAAAAGCCCAACTATTCCAAGTTATCATTTTATTGGTAGGGTATGCAGGAACAACCCCACCTGGAAACCCTTTTCTTGAATAATCAAAATTATCAGCTTCAACACTACTACCACTTGTTTCAATTATTGGAGAATTTGAAAGCTTATTTATTTCCCCTGTTATAGTATATTTACCTGTGTAATCAACCCCACCGTTTGTGTTAGTTAATTTAAGGTTTATCGTGTAAGAATTGCTTGGTGATGTGTAAACAAATGAACCAGCAGTAAGCCCAGTCCTTAATTGAAACTTAAAAGGAGCCACACCCTGTTGAACCACTCTAAATAAATCTTTATCTAAAAATACATCGTTTTCATCTATAATAGATAATATCTCTACAGATACATTAGCCCCATACAGTGATGTTAAAGAAACTCCTTGTGCGTTTAATACGTCAAATGGAGTTGTACTAATTAATTGGTCAGAGGTATAATTCTCGTTTAAAACAAATGTCCAATCAGAAATTTCATAAGGAACTAATCCAGATATTCCATCCTTAATATCTGTATTTAACTCTGATATTAACCCAGATGTACTTGTTTCGTAGTATATATCTAAGGCAGACTCAAATGCTTCAGTTTCGTAAACATTTAATCTTACATTCTCAAAAGTAACTGTGCTTGCATCTGCTCCAGCAGCACCAATTTGCTCTTGAGTTGAAACTTTACCTATGTACGGATTTGCACCTAAGTTTAATATTCTATTAGTAGTTCCAGTTTCTGCAACAGGTGCGTCTGGTATACTATAAAATGGCGACACAGTGTATGCTGCTCCATCTACTTTTGTATCTAATCCTAATTCATCTCTTGTACCAATAGATACAACCTTATCAGGAGTTTTACTTGTGCTTATCTGTTGATTTGTTGATTCAGATGAATTAAACAATGAGTTTGACACCCTTGGAAATAATTCAACTGAACTTGAGAACTGGACATCTTGAGGTCCAACCTCTTTTAAATCTCTTGGTACTTTATTCACATTATCAGAAAACAATGTTATAAATGCAGTATCGTTAGATGTTGGTGTTGTTGCGTCTTGAGGGTAATTATTTAGTATTGTAGGGATATATACATTGTAGTATTCCTGCTCTCTTTGTTGTACAACCACTTTGTAACTGTACCATCCATTTGGATTTGTTTCACTATATAATCCAGCATACCCGCTTCTTGTTATTGTTCCTGGTATTTCTGATTCAAAGTTTATTTTTAGTGAATTTCCTCTATAAATTTGACCCAATGTTGAAGCAGTTGGGTCTATTATATAATCTGGATTTTGACCAAGATAAGGAGCATACGTTGTAGAGTTTGGAGATGTAATTACATCAGACTGCCTTCCAAACTTATCAGCCAAGACAATTCCAACTTTATATGACCTGTTTTGCTTTAGTATGTGATTAGGGTACTCTATTTCGCTTACTGAATTTAATTGACCTAATTCTGATTTTTCATCTGTAGATATTGAATAGTCTAAAGAGTTTGGCCTAGCTGTTCTAACCAAGTAGTTACCATACATAACTCTGTTTCCAGCGACCTCTTGAGATTTGGCCCTAATTGGAACCTTATCTGAAGCTCTTGTTGTCTCGTTTTGAGGTAATGTTTTTATAGGTAGTTGAGAATTGTATGTATATACTAGATTTGCATTAGAGTTAGTGACAATGTCGTCTCTAGCTATAGTGTCAATAACTTTTATTGCATTTTGGTCAGACTGCTTATAAACTATATCTATCTCGTTTACCTTTAATTCGTCTATTAATTCATTAACAGAATTAACACCTTCTGGCATATTAATAACTAACTCCAATGAATTAACTTTATTTTCAAAAAAGCTAATTATAGTACTTTTTATAGCCTCGTTTTCATCTGATGGATTAGCTTGGTCATTAACTGTTGCTGGTACACCATTTTCATCTAAAAAGTAACCATCTTGCTTTGGTATGAATGCTATTTGAGAGAAGGGTGCGATTAGTGAATACTCGCCATCGTCATACTTAAACCTATAGCTAAACCTTGCAAATTTGTCCGATAAAAAATCTGAATCTCCATCAAATCCACTATCGTAATATGAATTAGCACCAATAGTTATATCATCGGTATTAAAGGTTACATTATTTGGATTATTTATAGTAATTGTGTCTGTAGCTCCAGTTGTTATGCTAGCTATTGTCACATTGCTATCAACTGTAATTGAATTTGTTGCTTGAGTTATGGTTGCTCCAACCCAATTTGTATTTACTCCAGTAGGCACATCTAAAGAAGTTGTTGGGACTCCAGTAACAGAATTTACCGTAGACGTTATCGACAATGGAAGATTTTCAGAGACAACATCTTTCATTGTTCCCTCTTTAGCCATATTCTCATCTCTGACGACAAAAACTAAGTCGCCAGTCTGACCTGTAAGTGTTCCGCTTGGAATAGTTATTTCGTCACCAATATTAAAATCCTGCCCTACATAATACTCTGCATCTCCAGTTGTTTTAATTGCTTGGACGCTTGCTACAGCACCGCCAGATGCTATCACTTGAAATTCAGCCACAGTTCCACCAACAGGGTCTACGGTAAATGTAGAGGTTGTATATACGCCATCAGTTATTGCTGTTACGTTTGTAGTAATTCTAAATGTACTATTAACTAATAAGCTACCATCACCCCTGTCTTTTACAAGCCTTGGGGCATTGTATGGATAGTATTTAGCAACAGATATATGCTCTTCCTTTGAATAGTAATTAGGGTTAATAAGTGCCGTATTTACATTTATTTTTCTTGGTTGATTTCTATTGTCGGTGAAAAATAAAAGGTTTTCAAGCAAGTTAATACCAAGAACTGGATGTGTTTTGGAAAAGTTTAAGAAGCTTCCACTGGCCAAAGTTGTCCCTTGATTTGTTCTTGTGTCAAATACACATATATAGTGGTGAGATGTAGATGATGCAAAGTTAGATAGTTGGTCATTAGACACATCATTCCAATCGGTAATAAAAGCAAATATCCTGTTATTTGTAGTGTCTATATAGAACCCTATAACCTCTAAGTTAACGCCCTCTAAACCAAAGTCAGTTAACTCAGTGTTACCACTTACGTTTTGCAATAACCCAGAGTCACTCCCCTCAGAGTTAATTACGGCTGCATTTCTTGCGTCTATGTACTCTTGGTTTGAAATCATCCTTGGGTTAAGGTCTTTGTTCATCTTAGCCCCAACGAATATATTTTTAACTTCTGGCATATTATATTATTTTATCCACTTAGATTTACCTCTCATAATCTGTGTAAGCTCACCTACCTTAATGTTAGACAACCTTATCTTAGCGTTTCTTAGCTTTGCACTTCTCTCTCTTTTTAACCTGTTAACTATGTACTCAGGTTGGTTAATTCTACTTGCTATAATAGCGTGGCTTATGTGTGCATACATAGCCTCTTCTATCATCTTGGGGACTCTAGTATCCAGGTCGTATGCTAAACCGTCTGAGATGTACTCTATGACGATTAGACGGCCTTTTAGATTACTAGAGAATGTAAATACCCCTCTAACATCATCAACACCAAACCATCCATTGTTTTGAGTTAATGTAGGGTCTTCTCCGTACCGTTGACCATATGCAGCACCCCAATAAATATTTCCAACGTATTCGTCAGCTATGTCGTATCCATCGTTTAACGAGTCTGCGTCATACAGTCCTGTTATCTTTTTAGTATCAGCTTCTCTCCACCTTGTTACTGTTTGTGGTGGGTCAGTGTCTATGTTTTCGCCATCATCATCCTGTATGGGTACACCATCAGAATCTTGCTCTAAAGCCTCCGCAGGATTTATCGTTAAGTTTGTGTTTGGGTATATTATTCTTTTTACACCTAGGCTATCAATCCAAGACAGTCTAACGTAGTTCACATAGTCTTGTGGCATTATAGCCGTTAAACTTGGAGATATAGTTAGTTCTTGAGATTTAATAGTCTTTAGTGTATCATAACTAAACTCCTGCATACCACGTTTTGCGTGGAATATTACATCAGTCCTTTTAACACTTGGTATTAATTTACCTGCTCCAACGTATGCAACAATAAAGTTATTAATAACATCGTTTAAAGAAGTGTACTGATAGCCCCCATAATTATCGCCATCATAGTATTGTGCATTAGTTTCGGTGATTAAACCACCATTTGGATTTGGCATATCTTATTAGCTTTTTTCGTTTATCTCATTTCTTTGTACTTGACTGGCAGCAACTTGAATTACTTGTGGGTCTTTTACAACAACTCCGAAGTAAAACAACACTCGTAGTATAAATTCTGTTTGCTCCGATACGTCTAATTCTATTTGAGTTGAGCCGTATGTGCTATTATCATAGAAGTCTGTACTTAAAAGTGTTATTTGTAAATCATCTGTTCCATTAAGAACACTAGCAGACACAGTAATTACATTACCTGCTGTATATAAATTATTTCCTCCATCTATAACATTGACAGATGTAGGAGAACCTCCTGTAATTACAACCTCTAATTGAAGCCCTGTTCCAGCAGTTAACCCTCCAGACCATCCAGGAGTAACATCAACAGTTCCTGCATAAGTTGCGTCAGTGTAATCTTCACTATTTTGCGATATACTATTATTTAATGTATTGTCACCTATATTTATGCTTCCTGGAATATACGGGTTAGAGTCGTACACATATTGACCAACAGAACCAACGGAATATCCCCATCTAGGGTCTTTTGGTTTTCTTAAAAAATTTACACCTACATCACTTGTAATGCTATCAGGCTTTACAAATAGCTTTTCATTCTCAAACAAGTAAGTTGGAAAAGATTCTGTAGATTTAGTTAAAGGAGATTTTTGAATGTTGTAGAAATCCATTCTTTGCAGTCTCTGCAATTCAGTTGTATCGTTATATACAACAGTACCTAACCGATAAAACTCCACCGTGTCACCGTATATGTCGGTTGTTGGTAGAGTAAAGTAAGGGTTTGTTGGTACGGTCGCCGCATCATATGTAGCTGTACCGAATGTCTTGAATATGGCAAGCCTTTCATCAATATTAGAAACTCTGTCAGCGTAATCTGTGTCAGACTGAGGTACTCTTAACTGCTGATTTAAGTCATCACTGTACTGCTCAAATACTTCTAGTTGTACTTGGGCAGAAATTTTGTTAAACTCATCAGGAGTAACATACCCTCGCTCTTCTTTATTAAGTATCAGTAATACAGTCTTATATACCGTATTTACATTTATTGCCATATTAATATTTTGTTTTATTTATAAGGGTAGACCAACAATTAAGTTAGCCTACCCTATAAATATAGTTACATATTAAGAGAATTTTTTCTCTATACTTTTGTATACTGCCATACCTTCGTCAGTCTTAAACCAACTAGCTAATGCTGAGTATGGATGTTCGTCAAATGGTACTTCCATTAGCTTCTTGCCATTAGCAGCCCACTTGAATGTTTTTTGGTCAGGAGACAATTTGATAATGTTTGCCTCTGCTGCTCTAATACCAAAGCTTCTAAGCTCTACATTCTCATCGTGTGCAAGACTTATAAACAACGCTGGGTTGCTCTTAGCGAGTAACATCAAGTCTCTCTTAAGTTCCTTGCTTGTCATTTTAGTTACAGAACTTCCAAGTTCAGTTCTTAGTATTGCTTCTGCGTGGTCTAAGTCTAATTGTTGTGCTAAGTTTAACGCTTCAATTTCAAGTTCAATATCCTCTAACTGATTAACCGCTTCAGCAACTTGGTCTTGCTCTGCGTACAGTATATCTTTTTGAGGGTGATATAATGATAAAAGCTTCTGTAAACTTTGTTTTGACTTTGGAATCATTAACACTCCGTTTTTAAACATAATATGAGCCAATGTAGCAGGCCCTTTCTGCTCATCAACAAATGGAGACACTTGGTTTGTTGCATACCTAAGCTCTCTTTCGTAACCTAACTCCTCATCAAAATACATCAAAGGATGTCTTTGTGAATGTTTACTTGCTAATGTAAATGTCAATGGTGACATTCCGTTTTTTAAATAGTATCGTCTATCTTTAATTTCCCACTTTGCTGTGGCTTTTTCTTTTACTTTTGTAGCCATAATATAATAAAATTTAATAATAAATAAGAGTAATAGTTACCCCCATCTAAAAGACGAGGGTAACATTACAATAATTGTTTGCAATTATGCAGCCGTGAACAATACGAAATTGTTAGCAGCTTGAGTAACTAAACATCTTTCAGATAAGAAGTTTACAGTCATTGCATCTAAATCAGAAGTGTAAGCACCACCTACAGAACCAGTAATCCAAGACTTCATTCTTCTGTCGTCAGCTTCTGAAGCTCTGTAACGTACGTGCAAGAATGGTCGTCTGATGTTAGTACCTAACATTTGGTCGTATACTGTGCTTGTTCCAGCAGGAACTAATACGCCTTCAATATTGTCAACTAAACCACGAGTTGTAGCATCGTTTAAGTATTTCCAGTCAGTCTTATAGAAGTCGTAAGAACCTCTTCTGAAACCGTCAAATCCTAAGTTTAATGCCATTTCTTCAGAGTTTTCAAATACACCGTAAGATGTACCACCTGCTCCGTAAGAATTTTGTGCAGCTAACATATCATCAAAATCCAAAGAAATATCTCTGTTTAAGAATAACATATTCTCTTCAATAGCTCCTTGCTTATCAAGATTTTGTAGAATTGTATCAAAGTCACCTAAAGCACTTCGTGTTCCAGCACCACTTGTTCCAGTTCCATTTGCATAGTTTTGATATACATTACCTCTTTCAGTAATAGCAGCAAAAAGACCTTCTGTACCAGCAGTATTAATTGTCGCACCATTTACTTCATCGTTATTTAATCCATTAACAACAACCCCAGAGCCAGCAGCAGCAAGTTCACCTTCAACTACAGCCATTTCTAAGTAATCTTGGAAACGTAATCTTGTCTCTCCTTCAGACTTCAAATACCATAAGTATCCTGATGTTCCATCTTCAGCAGCAACTTCAACCCATCCAATTTGTGCAGCATCAGAACCACTAATTCTATAGTTGTCTTTGATGATGATTGGCTTGTTGTTAAACTGTGTAAATGAAGCTTCCAAAGAACCTTGCATTCCTAATTGACCTTTAGCAAATTCAGAACCGTAAACAAATAAATTTACCTGTCCGTCAGTAATAGTACTTAAAGTAGGAGTCGTATAAGATAATACTGTAATTTGATTATCTGCTGGTACATCAGATACATAACACTTTAATGTAATTAAACCAGTAGCAGCATCAGCAACAACAACAGTGTTACCTTTTCTTATAGAATGTTTTCCACCTTCTAAGTGTCCAGCACCAAACTCAATAGTTGAACCAGTAGCAGTAGCAGCACCACTCAATGTTACTGTAAGGTCTCCAGCACCAGCTTCGTATCCAATGTGTAATCTGTTTTGCTCAGACCATACAACTTGGTCAGAAGTCATTGGCATTTCAGCACCTACCATTCTTAAGAATCCTGACAAGGTTCTGTTTCCGTATCGCTCTACCTCAGCTTCATAAAGCTCTGGTAAGTATTGTTGTGCAAAGTCATTATTACCATCTGTAAAACTTAGATAGTTATCAGCCAACGCTGTTTTCGATGGCATAGGTTTTAGGTTAAATACACCTAAAGGGTCGTTTGTTCCAAATTGTCCCATTTCTTTTTAATTTTTAAAGTTTGTTTTTTTAATTTTTAGTTTTGAAGAGTCCACTCCGCTTATAGACTTGACTCTAATCCCGTTTACAAACACGCTATCGCCAGCAGTCTGTCTTGGTTCGTCTGATAGGTTCTTAGAACCATTAACGACTTCCTTAACAGCATCGGCTTTACCTTGCTCATAAAAGTGACTTGCAATCTTGTCTACGTTAGACGCAGCATACATCGCCTTATGGTAGCCTTTGTGGTCTGAAACCTCTCCATTTTCATTCAGGAACTTCCCGATTATGTTAGAAACATCAGATTGTTTTTCAGCAAGACTTGTTGGATTATTAACACCATACCTGAATTTTTTGTCACCAACCTCGAAATCAAAACCTTTGAAGTCATTGTTGAACATTTCAGACGTAGCTTTTTTAAACCTGTCGTGCTTTTGGCTATTTAAGCTCTTCTCTTCGTTGTATCGGTTAAAGAACTCCATTGCTTTTTGTTGCTCTTGGGTTACGCCTGGTCTTAACTTAATCTCATCGTAATATTTACCCTTCAAGTCTTCTAAAAAGTCTTTGGCTTCTTGAACCTCTTCTTTAAACGCAAGCTTTTTCTTGCGTATATCTCTTTCTTCATCTAAGTCTTCGTCATACGAAAAATTATCTTCTAAAAGGAAATTAATCTCGTCATCATTAAGATGCGGTTTACTTTTTCTATAATACTCTTTTAGCAGTGTATCGTTATCTACACTACTGTAATCAGCGTTTAATCTAACATAATCCTCTACAGTCCCACCTGTATCCTCCATAAAAGAAACTAGCTTCTCTACATTCTCAGGTAGTGGCTTTCCAGAAACACGCTCATCTCTAATTGCCTCTTGAGCTTCTTTAGATACAGCCTCTACATTCTCTTCTGTTACTTCTTGGATAGTGATGACCCCTTCATCTTGAACGGTGTCTTCCCCTGATGGTACTTCTGTATCCACTTCTTGTACAACTTCGGTTGGTTTATCTGCAACCACTGTTGTTGTTTCTTGCTTTTTATTGGCATCTTCTTTGTTTAAGTTAACCTTAGTTACTTCTTCTTCAACTTTTTTACTAGCAGATAAGTCTACTTTAGTTGTTTCGTTTTTCTTTCCAAGGTTTTTCATCTTAGGCTTACTTTTTATTTTAAAGTCACCTTCTTGCTTTACTTCTTTTTCTGACATAATATAATATAATATAAATTAAAAAATTCTATTTAGCTTGGTTCAAATTGGTCTAGTCCAATCCCCCCCATAACATCATTACCTGAACTTTCAAAATTTTTCGGTAATAGGTTGTTTTTTCTTTGGTCAATCAGCTCAGATTGCTGAGTTCCTTGCATTCTTATTCTTTCATCCTTTCTGTCTTCAATCTCTTGCTCTTTTTGCAATTCAGCAACACCCTTAGCTTGTGCAAGTTGTACATTGTAGTTAAACTCTTCAGCCATAAGTTCTCTTTTGACTTGAGCCTCTGCTTGAAGTTTTTGTATCTCAAACTCAGTCTTAGCTTTCTCAAGACTTACTTTTTCGGCAGTTATAACCTGTTGTTTTTGTGCTTCTGCTAACGAAGCAGCTTCTGAAGCCTTTGCATTTGCTTCTGCTTGCGCCTGAATATTTTGCAATTGAGCTTGTCTTGCTGCTTCTTGCTTTTTCTTTCTTCTGTCCTTTAGCATTTCGTTTGCTAACTGAAGATTTTTTATTTGTCGTATATCTATTGCATCTTCTAAGTCTATACCTCCACCTTGTAAGGCAACTTGTATATTTTGCTCTAACTGAGCCTTAGCCTCATCGTCTGGCTCTAACTCAAGAAAGATACCAAAGTCGTGTAGATTTAATTCAGACATTTCTAGCATCGTAGCAGTATTAAACTTTGTAATACTATTCTGAAGGGAGTTTGCTGTTAAAGCAAAACTTAATGAATCGGCAATTCTTCTAGAGATGTTTTCGCAGGCTCTAAGAGTTAAATAGCAACTTGCTTGTAGTATGTGTCTAGTTGCAACATTGGATTGATTAGCGGCCATCTTTTGAAGTCCTACGAGTGCATCTTTAGATGGTGCTGAACCATCTCTTGCCTCATTCAATCCAGTTACATCTCTTATCATTTGCAAGTAGTACTGATACGTTTGGATTAAAGACTGTATCTTAGCTCCTCCACTTGATGTTGTAAGCTCTTGGATTGGAACTTTACCTCTATTCAATTCACCATCTTGTGTTAAAGACCTACCTAAAACACTACCTGTTTGGAAATACATATTTAGTGCCTCCGCAGGGTTGTAGCTTGTTCCATTTCCTAAGTCAACTTCTGCTAAACCGTCAACATCTAAGAAAACTCCGTCAGGAACCATTCTTGTCATAACCTGCTGTAGCTTCAAGTGTGTTATTTGAATCATATCAGCAAACCCTGTAATTTTACTTACAACGGACTCAATCCTTCCGTTATACATTCTTGGCGCACATAGCACATAGTTCATTTCCACCTTAGTAGTGTCTGCGTATGGTCTTGTCATATTTTCAGACAAATCCCACTTCAACATTATGTTTGTTCCAAGAACTTTAGCCCCACTGTAAAGAACCTCTATGCTTCTTGATACTTTTTTAAATGTATCATTTTCAGGTGGATTAAAGTCATCTGACTTCTGTATAACTTTTTCAAGACCGTTTGGTCCTTTCTTTATTTTGAATACTTGATTTTTATATGTTTTATAGTCAAAGTATAAAACCTGAACAGTATTGTCATCGTATCCCTTCCATCCAGTTAAGTACTCTCTATTCCCTGGCATATCCTCAATCTTTTTGAGTTCATCTTCAGGAATGTTAGGGAATTGTTTTTTAAGTTCAGGTATCGTAACTGCCTTAACTTCTCCAATATAGTATATGTCTTCAAAGTTTGGGTCTTCAGTGTATGAGTAAACTAAGTTTGCAGGGTCGCAGTATTCTACCTTTACCCCATTAGCTTTGTTCCAATTTGTTTTAACAGCACCTATACCTAAAACAGTTAAGTCGTAGTTGAACCTTTTTCTTATTTCATCAAACTTGTTTTTAGCAAGCACTTGATTGATAGCCTCTTCTTCTGCTATCTCAATTGACTGCTTGTAATCTAACTGCATATGCAAAGAAAGCTCCTCTTTTGTTTGAGGCAACTCCTCTGGATTACTTGTGTTAAATGCATCTATACCAAGGGTTTCTTTTAATGCTGTTAATTGTTCTTTAACAACCATATCACGCATTATAGATTCAGCGTAATTTGTTCTTTGCTTTATAGACTCTGGGTCTTGTGCGTATGCACTAATCTCATATTTTTTTTCTGTTATCCCATTTGTGACAATGTCGACAAACTTTGATATAACAGGTACAGGTTTCCAGTCTAAGTTTAGGTAAGACAAGTCTCCGTTTATAGCAAGCTCGTCTTTATATTTTTGTACAGGCTGCTCACCTCTTGCGTATAACCTTAAACTATGGAAGTGATTAAAATTTGTAGCGAATCTATTTCCATAGCCTCCTTGATTGAACCACTCAGATTCTATAGCTTGGGCAACTTGCCTTCCGTATTCAGGACTATCTTTCTCAGCGTTAGTAACAACCTGACTAGGAAATACGCTATTTGGATTTGCAACTACATTCATTTAGTTTCTTATTTTTGAATAATTCCCAGAGTTGTCATACTTTTTAAACCCTAGACTTATGTTTTTTCTTACTACTTTATTTACTGGTGCGTAACGATTCTTGTTACAAGCCATAATGGCTAATCCAGAACTTATAGAGGCATCGTGTGCCGTCCTATTATTTATATTAAACTTTGCCCAATCTTCTAATGTTCTTTGAAAGTAAACATCCCCCATTTCATCATCACCTAAAATTCCAACAAGTTCCTCTATATATGTTTCTATTGCAGCAGCGTGTGCCTGCTTTATATCTTCACTAGAGTTTGGTATTCCACCAATCTCTCTTTCTGTAGAAGATAGCTTTGTATACTTCTTATCAGGTCTATTCATTGAAAACCCTCTGTACCCTCTATTCTTAAAGTGATATAATAATCTTGGTTTGTTATTTTCTGCAAGTATTGGCATACCGTAAAAAACACAAGCCATTAATATGTCTTCAAAAAATATCTCAGCAGTTTGAGGTCGTGCAATGTATTCTAAAAAGAAATGATTGCTTGGTGCGTCCTCCATACTAAACT